CTTGCTCGGTCTGAGCGATGTTCTTCGCCTTTGCCATGCTGACATCGAGGCGCTTGCTGACGATCTGAGCGGTTTCTCTCGGGTTAACACCACGACCTATCGAGTCGGCTATGACATTAGCGAGGTCGGCGCGCGCTGTGTCGCTGATGCCTTTCCAGTCGCTGTAGGTAGAGACGTAAGCGGCTGCGATCTGGTTCTGATAGGCCGGGCTCGACAGCAATTGAGGTAATGTCGTCTGGCTGGCGTAAGCCGGTGACTGCACGGACAGGTTGGTGAAAGCGTTAAGCGTGCCACGCTCATACTCTGCGGCGACGTAACCAAGCGCCCAAAGGTTCTGGCTCCCGCCATCAAGCAAAGAGCCATCCAGTATCGACTGCACTATCTGGAAAAGATCAGCGAGTTGCGCCGCCGTCATGTCATAAATGTACGTGCCGGCATTGACCTGGTAAAGAGAAGGCTCACCGGAATCGTTGTTGCACAACATCCATGACTTTTCGCTATTTGCCTCACGCTGCCGGCCGGTCAGGCGCTGATCGAATACCTCTTTGAGCTGGCGCTTGATGTTGAGATACCGCTCTTCGATATCCCTGAACATCCGGCTAACCTGCCGGGCGGATTGCGTCGGGTCAGACTTGTTGCGCGGTACGATCGGCGTCCCGATTCTCTTCTGCTGGGTTGAGAGGATCAACGGTAGTCACCTTTGCATTTGGGTCTGGCGTTTCAACATCCGGCAGCGGCTCAAGCTCGCCAACAGCGCGCACCTCATTGGGTTCGACTGCTGGCGTACCGAATGCCTGCTGCGTTTTGTATGCCACATCGGCCATCGTATTCATGTTGGCGAGCTTTTCTTTTTCGCTCGGTGCCAGTAGGTCGGACCAGGTAAGGGTGATTTCGCCTGATGAAGGCGGGTCGATAATGCCAATCATCCAGAAGCGTTCAATAACTCGACTGATGACGTCAGACATGAACCCCCAGCGCCGGGTATTGCATCGGATCGCCCATGCCGTCTTGTCTTCCTCTGAAGCCAGGTTCCCGGTTTGTTTTCCAAACAGGATGTTAAACGGGCATTGGATTGTCGATGAGAATTGGTTAGCTGACACTGTCCATGTTGGAGTAGGATCAGCAGCCGCTACAGATAGTACTGATGGCGTGCCCGCTTGCATTACGAGCGCGGCGTCGGTGCCACGGTTCATCTTCGCAACTTTGTCGTTTAGCGCTTCACCAAGGTCTTTGTAGCCAGCTTCCTTCGCCATTCTTCCGATGGCGTCCATGTTGGTATTTGAATCAAATGCGATACCGAGTTGACGGCTGGCGTTCTTAAGGAACCCCTCTGCGCTTCCGCCTTTAGTTTTCTCTATGTCAAGAAGGTCGTTATATCCAGCTTCGAGTAGAGGGATGCCCGAAAGAATATTTTCGTCTTCAGATCCTTCACAAAGGAGAATTATACGATCAGGGTGAACCGTTACGCTGCGAGGGCTTCCAGATGTATTCTCATCGCCAACAGGCTGCTCGTTGAACTGATAGCTTACAGGCTGTCCGTAATTTTCTGACCGTGTGTCGATATCGGTATTGCCCGGCTTAACCTGTGTCTCCCATGCGGGAATGAGCTTTACCAGCGCTTTCGTGCCAAGCCTCTTCACAACATTGGTGTCGACTGGCTGGCTCCAGTCGCGATTGTCACGAACCTGAATGAGCAAGGCAGAATACCTGCCGACCATGTTGCGGCGATCGGCATCTTTGATTTTCGCCCAGAGTTTTTTCATGAGCTTCGTTACGGCCTTTTCCCACTCAGTCGTCTCAGCCGATTCTTTATCTTCATCGCCGTCGATGATAGTCGGTCGGTCTATCCAGCATGAATCAAGCAGCTTATGCACAGCAGCAAATCCGGTAGAGCCGCGCCGATACTGACGATAAAAATCATAGAAGTTCAGATGCTCTGGGTAGCCGAACTCATCCCACAGCTTCGTGCGTTTGGTATTCCCCGGCTGGCCTGCGTACAGCATGCGCTGCCGCCCGATAGCATCAGCAAGGGCGTTCACGAGGAATGAAACCTCGCCTTGTTGTTCACTCACTGATGAGCTCCTTAGAAGAATACTGCGCCGACCTGCTTCGGCGAATGCAGCACGCGGTATCGCGTGGCGTCGTAGTCGTGGTCTTCCTGGGTGGTGTCCACGTCATCCGGCTTTTTATCGTCACGGACAAGTACTGGTATGCGGCTTATCCAGCCACGGCAGTGATCCATGACGTAAAAGGCTGGCTTATCAGGCATGCCAGATTCCGTTTTCTTACCCTCGACAACAGCTTCAAGCATGTCGGCAAATAGCGATGCGCCGTTGATGCGCGATCCGGGCTTCTTATCGGCCGGCAGCCAGGTAACTCCCTGCGCCTCCATTTTCTGTGCGATTGATAGCTCGTTATCGCCAGTATTGAAGATTGCGCCGTCAGCAGGCCCCGGAATAACGCTGTTGCATATTCCCGGCACGATGTGCATCTGCCCCTTACCTTGCACCTCTTCAGGCTCTTCCACATCCTCACCGGCAAGTCGCTTATCAATCCACGCTACGCCCTTTGCGACGTTGGTGGATGACATGTTCAGTCCTTTATTCAGCTCGTCAGGCGGGCAGCCGTACCATTCTCCAATCAGAACCAGCGTCCCAGTTGGAGGGCAGAATTTTCGACCATCAGGCAATGTTGCCTCGGTGCCGTCAGATTGTGCCCACCACAGGTTAGAAAACGGCTTCGACTCTCCCCAGTCATGTGAGCGGTCGACGGTCCAACTATCCGGTATAAGGAAAGGCTTAATAACGTGCAGCGACTCATTCCACAAGTGGTCAAAGCGCCCGCCACTGGTCACATCCCATGAACCCTCTACCCAGGCTTTGCGCCGGTTAGGGTCTTTGATTGCCATCAGGGTGGCGATGTACTGCGGATCGAGGTAAGGGTTCTCTTTGAACGAACCATGAATAGCAACGCGGGTGAGCGTCACGTCCTCTTCGCGCTCAGTCTGAGGGTTAAACACCTTCTGAGTTTCGCGAATGATGGTGCCGCGCGGCGCTGGCTCGATGAAGCGTTTCTTCACCCATGTATGGCCGATGCCAAACGGGTTGGTCGTGCTGAATGTTTCGAGGGGTATCGGCTTTAGTAGCGATCCACCATCCAGCGGATAGTTCTCAGGCCTGAACGATGAGCGGCGGCAGGAGAACATCATCTCGTAGAATTCTGGCGACTGCTGTTTCGTCAGCTCGTTAAAGCCGATGAAGGGAAATTCCTGGCCGTGATAATCCCAGTAGTCGCTCTCCTCTTTGCCGAAGCGGAAAAGTAACTCCTCGCCAGTCGGCCACACCCACCGCAATTCACTGGCTGATGCCAGATAACGAGCGCCGTCATTGAACAGGCGGTACATACGCTTTGACTGGGTGATGATGTCGGTTAGGTTTTTATACTCGGTATCGAAAATGACTCCGCGCCAGAACGAGCCATATCCCAGGCCAACCAGGCGACGAAATCGGGCCAGTTGTGCGGCTGTTTTGCCGGGGCCACGCGTTCCTTCGTACAGAATTTCGTTACACGGGCAGCTCAGGGACAGCGACTGTGACCCAGGCAGCGGCTTCCAGACGGCTTTGTAATTCATCCACCCAGCACCCCGCGTTGTTGAACTTGCGCCGCCGCCTCCCAGTCATCAACACTGTCACATGAGGGAACCGGCATAACGTTATGAGCGACCTCTTTGGGTTCCGCTTTGTTTTCGATGCTGTAAGCCTCTCGCTCAAGGCCAATAAGTGTCTTGAGGCTGTCGCTCAGGTCTTTCATGGATTTAACGCGGGAAGGCAGGCTGATAACCTTATGATAAATTTCGTTGAGCCGGTCACGGCCTTTATCGTCAGGATCAAACATGATATCGCCCAACTGTTCGAGCGCACTTACATCTGCGCACTGCGCACCAAGCTCATCGAATAGCGTGTTGGTCAGTTCGCGAGCCCGGCGGATGTCTCCACGGTGTTCCATGCGAACAGTAGCGATAACTTCTGCTGTGGCCTCAATAAGTACGCGCTCTGAGAACGCACCTTCACTGCGTACCTGTTTGCGTACCTCTTTCTTGCGTACCAAATCTTCAGCGCGTTCCTGTATCTTCGCCTGAAGGTCCCGCGACCAGTCATCACGTTTAGCACGCTTGCGTATCGCACCTTCACTGATGTTGTGCTGAGAAGCTATTTCGCGTAGAGACATCAAGCCAGCCCGGTAAGCCGATTCAATGGCCTCCCAATCTGGTTTGCTCATTGGTTACTCCAGTTTATTTTTTACTGCCGTCGCCATCAACTTCTGGCTGATGCCACGCTTAACAATGAACGCGCGCACCTTTTCGTAATCAGGTTCGCACCGCATCATCAGACACATCAGTGCCAGCGTCCTGAGATACACCGGAAGCCACCACTTCACTTTCACTTGGATCGTCAGATTGCAAGTTGCCATCAGGATTTTCCTCGGCGGTAACAGGCGTGAACCGGAAGCGCTTAACGTCTCCCGGAGCGAAGTAAAGCCACTCACCACTCTCCTGCGCCAGAGCAACAAAACCGTTTACCAGCTCTGGTTGACGGCGCGTCATCTTACCGGCGTACTCTTCGCCGTCCTGAGTGGTGATGGTAATTTCGTAGATGTCGGACATTTACCTGCCCTCTGTTGGTCATTATCGAAGCCCCTCACTGAAGGGCTTCTGTACTGATCACTGAGGAAGCCCAGGTATTTTTACCTGAAGCCTTTCATATGCTTCTTGCCGTTTAACAGTTAAATGCTTTTTCCTGCCGCCAACACCCCAATAGTTCATGGTTCTGGCTGCATCGCTAACCACTGACGCTTCTTCGTGGTAAATATGGTCTGCCATATTTGCCTCAGCCATGTAGCTGGCCATGGTGACCATCTCGCCAGAAAGAAATTTGTCGACTACGGTGTAAACGCCAACCTTGAATGCGGGATCAATATGCCCAGCGAATTCATAGGCTACATAACGGCTTCCATATGTCCCGCCATGCTTACCACGAACTGTTTTTAAATGTGTGCTCAAATCACATTTAGATAACTCTTTTATAAACAACTTAGTAGAGTCCAGCCTTGAAAACTGAGAAGGCCTGATGCTGTTGATATCGCGACCACCAAGAAACTTGTCATCACCTGACTCGGCCCTTAGTTTTGCTATCTGCCACATGTCGGTGAGGCAGATCATGCCCTCATCATTCACCCGGACTGGGTAGTCGAACAGCTTTAGTTCTTTCATTACGTTTACCTTTCTTTGAAATGAACCTTTGCCGCAATGGAAATCAGCCCGTCGAGGCTCGCCAGCACTAACTGACTTCCTCAAAGGCTCATTTCAAAGGGTTGGGTTCGACGCTTATGAATGCGCATTGCGGTGCGCGGTGAAATACGGTTACAAAAAAGCCCCGCAGGTGCGAGGCTGTGAGAATTTGCTACGTTTAAAGTCCAGTGGAGAGACTGTGTAAGAACCTCAGGGATGAGGCTCTATTTTCCTTCTGTCTGCTTATCCCACTCTTCGCGGAATTTGGTTGGGTTATCCTAACCTTGAACTGCCATGATTGCCTCGCTTTAGACATTGTGTTTTGATGTATTCCTGCAGATAACCAACTTGCTTGGTCACTGTTTCGATTCGCTCTCGGAGGGTGAAATAATCCCGTTGAGCGGATTCAGTAAGTCGGGGGCCGGAAGCATCGCCCAGGCCGCCGGCGCCGGAGGTTCCGACCGGGCAATTTGCGGCGACGCGCAGCCGTTTAGCGCCAGAAGCGACATCGCTACGCAAACGCTCAATGGTTTCTTTCGCATCAGCAAGTGCAACTGTGTATTTAGCATCAAGGGCTGCAACCTCTCTTTGGCGGGTCTGCATGTCGGCGATAGTGTCGTTCGCCAGCTTCAGGCTGTGCTCGGCATCATTAGCGCGCTTGTTTGCGTCACCTACCTGCCCCAGCAGAACATAAACGACGATGACCGATAACAGCAGCTCAGCGGCAATGATTAACCAGGCTTTAAAGGTCATTTTTGCTTTCCGCCAGGCACATAGAGCGCTCCATCTCCCGCCGATTCTGCAATCCCTTCCACTTCATGCCACCTGCGTAAACCCAGCGGCGCATTTCTTCGCACGCTCCTTCCTGATCGCCCCGGTTCAGCTTTTTCAGGAGAGTAGATTTGGAGAAGGCATCGGATCCGACGTTAAAGACGAAGCTGTAAAGCGCGGCGCGCTGGTACTCGCCCAGGGGAACTTTCACCAGATTGTCGACGGTGCGCTTCGCTGGCTGCAGGTCTTTCCAGAGCAGGCGATCGCATTCTTCGTCGGTGTAGGTTTTGCCCCGGATGATGTCGGTACCGGTGTGACCATCGCAAACTGTCCACACCCCGGCGACGTCTTTATAGGCTTCGTACTTCCGCCCCTCAACGCCGTCTTTACCGCCAATAAAAATGGTTGCTATCGCAAGCGCGCCAGCACCGGCAGCGCCTATCAGCTTTCTGCGAAGTGGAGTTGAAAAAGGCATTACTCCTCCTTAAAAGCTGCGGGGTTAGGCCAGCG